CTGGTAAAATGGAAGTTGCAGTAAGAATTCTTGGTAATGAACTAGTTGCACTTAAAATGGTAGTAGATGATTTCAAAATCAAATGGCTAATTTACGGTGTGCTTACTATATGTGCATTAGGCTGGGCGGCAAGTAGCTTTGGGCCAGCACTATTTGATATGATCGGAAGTAATAATGGGTAAGAAGAAATCCAGAACAAGCCAAACCAGTAAAGGTGAAGTTGGCAACTCAATGAAAACAAGGCTGAGACACGGAGACGAAGGGTACGCATCTCAGCGAATTCATAATCAACTTAAAGCGTTTCTCAAAGGAAAACGTGTTATGTTGACTATTGAAAATCCTAACAAAAACGAAACAAATAAACCTATGATCAGAGTACCTGCAAACGAAGTATGGAAACACGGCGGTAAAAATAGATGAGTGTAATATTCTTATTTTTATTGTTAATCAAGCATAGTATATGTGACCTAGCACTACAAAGTCGATTTGTTAACCAACAAGGTGATAAGAAAAATCTTACAGACCTTAAAGGCTATCTACATGCAGGTGATCACGCAATAGGAACATTTATAGTAGCTTTACTCTTTGCAGGTATTTTGCCTGCATTGGGTATTGCTATTGCAGACTTTGTACTGCATTTTATAATTGATTATACCAAACGTAGATACACACTTGCAAAAAACATCAAACAAAGTAATAGTAAATTTTGGGTCATACAGAGTATTGACCAAATAGCACACTATAGTTGCTATTTTGTTTTTGTAATAATTCTTATATAGATTCTAAATAACCTAAGGTCAACGGACCTATAACATCAACTGCTTTCATTTGACGCTGTGCAAGATAAAATTTAGTGTCATGTGCAATGTCGCTTAAATCACGTTTATTATTATTCTCTTTTAGTTTATCCAAGACAGTACCAATACCTTGCATAGACCATGAGTGCGGATTCTGTAATTGACCATAGACTTTATGGATTATCCAGGTTGGTAAGTTCATACAATTTAATACACTATTATCTGGTTTGATATCAAAACTCATATAGTACTTCCATTTTTTGTTATTAAACAATTCTTCAATTTGAGGCAAATACTCAAAGTTATACAAGTTTACTAGTAAGCCAATATCTACATTCAGTACTTCACTTTGGTGTGAAAATATAAAGTCTAAATTTTTTTCCATTTTCTTCCAACTGTGAGGCCAACGTAAGAATTCATAATTTTTATGTATTCCATCTACACTAATTTTAATCCTTGAACGTTTAGTTTTATATAATCGTCGAATAATTTCATCATTCATTACGGTTCCGTTTGTAGTAATTTCTAATTCTAGTTCAGAACAATCAATTTCATCTAATACTTTTTCAATAGGTTTCCAATTTTCTACTAGAAAAGGTTCACCACCTTTTATATGAATACTTTTGACCTTATAATTTCTGAGAATATCAGCTAGAAGATTTGTTATATCTGCGTTTTTTGGTTGCTTGTCAGTGTGTGTTCTCCAATGTTCGGGTAACTCTTCTTTTTGATACTTTGCTGATACAGTTTCTATTAGACTACTTGCATGACTGTTACAAAACACACAAGCAAGATTACATCTATTACTCAAATCTACATCTAGTCTGAGGATGTCAAAATCTGTATGGTTTTTTGCTATTGAGTTCATTTCAGTCCTAGGACTGGGTGACATTGCCTTTTCTAAATTAGTGCATACATTACATGCAGGATGTAGGTGTGAAGTATTTTCCTTAAACCAATTTTGAAAATGTACCCTAGTAGGATGTTCTAAAATACTTTGTGCATCTACTTTGGCATACCTGTAATCTTTTCGAGGAATCTTTTCACGATGTGTCATACAACAAGGTCGGACATTAGTTGCCAACTGATTATTTTGATCAGATTTGAAAGTGAGTCTCAGCCCTTTGTCAACATAAGCACAGTAGTTTGTATTCATATAGATTCTAATTTTTGCTTTATCTTGTGTGCAAATGTGGGAGCATTTCCTTTATCATTGGGATCATCTCCTATTAATTTTTTCATAAGCCAGATACGTGATTTTACATTATCAACTTTACTGTCATGGTCGTCGACCCGAATATCCATAAAGCTATTGTGTAACTGTTGAATTTCTTTTTGTAAGTCCATACTAATATTTATAGCGTCATTTACGCTTATCTATTATATATAAAATTAAAATAAGCAAAATTAGACTTAAAAGTATCATAAAGGTTAGTGTGAGGTCATCCATCTCTTACTCATGACAACACCTCCGCATTGCGAAGGTGTGCCTAATTATTTGATTTTCTTATTTTCTATCTCTGTTCTTGTCCATTCCTATCATTTTGTTTCCATGTTAGTTTTGGTTAAGATCAGAGCCAGCAACTATCTCACCATTTGGTTTGACTCGCAAAAGTTTCATTGTAATCATACCTTCCAGGGCTTTTTCAATTCCTTGACGCTTACCGTGTGTATAACCTAACCACGTGCAAAATAAACAAATGATAATGGCTATATATGATTCATATCCTACAAACATTGCTGACTCCTATTTTTGTTATATACTTAATATAATATACTTATAGTCAAATGTCAATAGCTTAGAAGCTAAAACTAACACCTACAGTAGGTTTTAGGTCTTCTGCATCTAAGTCATAAACACCACCAGCACTTATTTCCATACCGTTGATGTCCCATGTGTAGTCACCACCAATATTTTGTAGTAGATCATCTTGGTCACCGTTTGCATATGCAACAATAGCGCCTGTTTTTGCTACTGTTTCGTATGCTAACATTTCTCCGTCGATGTCATATGTTAATGCACCACCAACTGACGCTGAGCCAAGTCCGATGCCTGCATGTTCCACACCTAGTACTGTGTTTTCACTATCTAAGTTATAGTCACCTGCGATTGTTACATCACCAAGTGCATAACTACCTTGAATATTACTGATGTCAGTAATGTCGCTGTTCCAATTAGTGAAACCCATTGCAACTGTAGCACCACCAGTTGATAACTGTAATGATTCTGTCATTGCAGGGTTGTTAATTGTTTGTTCACCTTCTGCGTCAACCCAAGCGCCATTGTCGTTACCAAAGGCAACTCCAACACCGTTCATGTCTGTTCCAACAGTCCATGTATCTAACGTTACACTACCGCCTTCTTTTGCACCAAAACCTAGTGCAATACCTGCGGCATCTATATCCATATCTACATCAAGTGTACCACCCCAGTCACCTGAAGTTGTTTCAGCAAAATCTACTCCAACTTCACCTGAGATTAGTGAGGTTGCTTTTTCTTCTGCATGTGCTAATGTTGTTGCACCTATTAATGCAACAGTGGCTAGTATCCGATTCATATTCTTCTCCTTATATTTTGCCAAAAAAAATGACAAGAACCCTGTTGTGTTCTCGTCAATTATATTTATAGGTTAGTTAAGTAGAATACAAGAGGCTATATTATAATATCCACATGTGTGTATGATTTACCACAATATTCTTTTTGCCAAGCTCAATATAAAAGGGGACGCAATACGCCTCCCCTTCTATTTTATCTGCAACCTTGTTGCATTCATTTATGTTCAAGAATCCTAAATCTGTTTCTAACATAGTTACACCATTTCCTAGATGTACTAATATCAGAAACAAATAAACTATTCGTGTTCTCCACCTGGATCATTGGCTGGAAGTTTAATTTGTTTTCCGTCCATCCATAACGCTTGTCTACTTCTGCTTGATGTATGGTAACCTTTCCTCAAAAAGAAAGTTGGCTTTCTTTTGGCTACTTCAAATGTTCCTACAGTAATTGCTACGGCACCTAGCAATAAAACGTGAGCTATTGCACTTACACCAAATACCCAGAAACTGCCAACATAAAAGCTGAATATAATACACCACATCCACGCAAGTACTTGAAGTACCATATGCCTTGCATGTAGGTCAGGTATGTGTCTTAGTGGATTAACTTCTGAGTCCATAACACTGTTCCAGCTTGTGTATACAAATTCTTTCATATCTCTTACTTTCTCCATTGTTACATTTTGTGGGTAATGTGCATCAGCACTATCACGCCAATCTATTGCATCATATAAATCATGAAACTTTTCAGAAACTTTATAGTCTTTAAAGTATGCTGTTACCTTGTACATTTTGTTTCCTTTTATTAGACAAAAACGCAACTATTCTGTTGCCAGGTCAGTTGCCAACCCCGGTGAACCTAATTAGGCCGCCATTGCCATTTCTGGCGCATAATTGTCATTTGCAATTATAGTTTTTGACCAATAACGCAGTCATCCGGTAAACTCCACTCAATTTTCATATCTGTCGATCCTAGTTCAGCCCCATCATAAGCACACTTTATATTTTCAGCCACACGTTTATTTCTTGTTATAATTAGGATTTGTTGCTTATCCCTAAGGTATACCAAATATCTAACTTGTGCCAACTGCCTCTCAATGTGTTTATGGTGGAGCTGTGGGGTACTGCCCCCCAGTCCAGTCTACTTCCACGTTGCTTCAACGTTTACATATATATTTATATAGTATGTTTTTGATTTTGTCAAGTCTCAATGCCATCTTTTAATGTACATTTATATTCAACCGTATCCCATTTACCATCTGGTGGGATAAGCTGGTAGATTGGAAGCATATCAAAACAATCTTGCTTGTTGTCAAACCACTGTATATCTTGCATTATACAGTTAGATTGTAAACAAACTGTAAGTATTATGTGCCAAATTACTTCCATTAGTTGTGATAAGGATCCATATCTAAATACTTGCCCCATTCCGTATAGTAATGACGCATACCAACTTCATCATGTATAGTGCGATTTTCATGTCTGCCATGCAGTATGTGCCTATCTTCTGTACCTTCTCGCATTGTTACGCCTTGTCCTGTTACGCCTATTAGGTCTTCGTGTAAGTTACGTCCGAAAGGTCCCCAAATAGTGTTGTGATGTTTAATACGAGTTTGTCTTTCTTCTGGTGTGTCTTTTCTTAATCCATATCCCCTAAACTCAATCAACACACTATTAGGACCTAGCGGAGTAACACTGTCACTGCGATATGCACTGCCACGCAAGTTAAAGTTAAAGCCTGGAAACAAGTCTACCATATACCATTGATTGGGTGGTAAGTTAGGAAAACTTAGTTCTCCTCTATCGCCTTCTTTATCAAATTCAGTATAGTTTACAGTAAAGCTACTAACGTTTACATGCCCATTGTCAAATGCAATGTTTTTACGAGCAAAGTATTCATCGTTAAATCCTGTTACACGATTGAAGTAGTGCATAAAGTCGTGATAGAATTCACTGTTGGTATCATGCCAAAGTTTATAGTTAGTAGGAATAACTGCTTTGTGATAATGAAATACTTCTAGTTCTTCTGTGTCAATAGCATCAGCAATACAATCAAATGCACCTGCTGTCCATTCCTCAACACTTTGCGTTGGATTAGGATCTAGTGTTACCCATACCATACCTCCGTGCTTTACTTCACAGTGTAGTTTAGGTTCACTTGTTACTATTGGTGCGGCAAGTGTACCGCTTGGCTGAAGTACTCCATAGTTACGATATGCACGAACACCTTTGCCTGTGTTATAAGCCAGTACAGTTACATTTGCAATCTGTGTAGTTCTAAAATCGCCTGTTTCTGGCATCTCACTGATATGACATATAGGTATCCAAACCTTACTAAAGATTTGTTCTATTTCCATGTCAAAGATTGCTTGATTGTTGTAGCACTTGCTACTAATTGATTCTACTTTTGGTTCTGCTAACCAATTTTTATGATTGCGTGGTGGCATTTAATGCTCTCCTTATGCTGTATTTAATTTATTATAGCATAATAAAATGACACAATCTAATACAAAAATAGTATTAACAAATAGGCACTGCCTATTTTTTAGCGAGTGTCTTCATTCTACTTTCATCAATAATGAAAGCGCCTTCCGGACTATTAATTGCGGCTATAAGTTCTAGCCATTGCTTGTTGCTAATACGCAAGCTACATTCTTCATTGAGAACACTGTTCCACTGTGAAATATAAACACCCTCATCTTCGATTGAGATTTGAAGATCGTCTTCATAACCTTTATCGTCTAAGATTACTATTTCAATTATGTCATGTTCATATTCCACAGTGTACATTTTATTTTTCCAATTTGAAACAAACAAGCTCTTTGCCTGTTCCTGTTGTAATCACAATGCTTTTTGCATTTGGATCCGGAGCCCTGCATTCAACAAGTTCTCCCCATTTATAGCCCTGCTGTTGTTGAGCAGTAGCCGTATCAAAAAAGTCTCTCTCATTTATACTTAATAGTGTAAGAAAGACAAAGCCAGCTTCTAACATATTTTTCTCCTTTCGCTTTTTTTAATATTTGGCACCGGTGGGAGGAATCGAACCCCCGTCTTCAGTTTTGGAGACTGCCATACTACCATTGTACTACACCGATTAAAACTTTAAGTAGTTCTTGGTCATCATTGTTGCTACCTGCTCTACACCACTATCCCATTGATTAGGCGGAGCAGTATCCCACATCATTTCACAAGTATAAGGTAAAACATTCCACATACTTCGACCATCAGTTCTACTTCCCAATAACTCACTTTCTAGTTGTCCAGGACCCCAAGTACAACTACCTACCAATACTCTCCAAAAGTTTGGAAATTCATTATTGTTAAGCATTTCTATCATTTTCTTATCTCTAGTCATGCACAAGTTTTCATTTAATTGTACAGTGTTGTCAGCTATTTGAGTCTCACTTGAGTGTAACACATAAACCTGTGTTACGTCAACCGGGCCACCATAATAGATTGGACAAACAACACCAAGTTGTATACTCTTGCGAAGTTTAACTGCTACCCTAGGTTCAACTTCTTTGTTTATTACCCAACCCTTGGCACCATCTCCACTATGCTTTTGAATGTACACAAGACTGTTTCTAAAGTTGCTGTCATGCATACTTGGCAAACTTAATAAAAAATTGCTACTTGTGTTGAGTTCTACTTTGTCCAAATTCTCTTTCCATATCTACTTGTGATTCAGCTAATATCCTAGCTAGATATTTTATATCATCTACCAAAAACTCACAACGTATCTTGTCATAAGAATCTGTTGTTTTGTATCTTTCTCTGTGTAGTTCAATAGCTCTAGTGTGTAGAAACTCAATCTTCCTGTAATATTCTTCAACGCTGTGGGTCATATGTAATCCTATATGTTGTTATTGTAACTGTATTTAATACGTTTGTCAAATAAATAATACTGTGGAGAGACAAATGAACGCAGAAATAATGAGTGCCAGTGGTGTAGGCTTAGAAATCACCAACTTATTAATGCCTTTTATAAGTGCATTAATGTTACTAGTAATCACACTATGGTTTAAAGACTTTGCTACTAAGATAGCAAAAGGTATGGCTTTTAAAATGAACAAAAGTTTTAATGAAGGCGATACGGTTATACTCGACGGCTCAGATGCATTAATCGTCAAAATAGGATTAAGTGAAACTGTATTTGGCGTATACAGTAGCAAGGGATATACCTGGCGCTTTGTACCCAATGAGCGAATTCCCATGTTGAAACTAGAAAAAGTTATTAACAAAGATCTCCACTTAGATACCGACGAAGAGAAAGCGGCTAAACTTCAAGCAATGATTGATAGTGCCCAAGATACTCAGATCGGTGCTAACAAAGAAGCCATTGAGGAGATCAAAAATGGGAACGGACGTAAAAAGAGGGTTTAGTTACGGTAACGCATTACACTTTGCTGAACTAGCTAATCTTGCATACCAAGAAGAAAAACAATTTAAAAAAACTGCCTCTGCTATGGGATATAAGAATGTCAAATACTTTAATGTAGACGGTGCCCAAGCATATGGTATGGCAAAAGAAGATTACATAGTGTTGGCATTTAGGGGTACGGAACCAACACAGTTCAACGATATTAAAGCGGACCTAAACGCACTACATGTACGCAACGAACTTGGAAAAGGTCGTGTACACAAAGGCTTTAAAAAAGAAGTTGATGATATCTGGGAACAAATCGAAGCATGGATATCCAAACGCAAGTACACACAAGCCTATACTTGTGGACACAGTTTGGGAGGTGCTATGAGTACTATTGCTTGTAGTAGATTGCCAGAAGGTACAATATGCTATAACTTTGGATCACCTAGAGTTGGCACACCAGGTTGGGTACGTGAGTTTAATAATAAATTTACACTGTATAGATTTGTAAACAACAATGATATAGTTCCTAGAGTACCATTTTCAATTATGTGGTACAAACATGCAGGAGAACTACATTACATTAATACTTACGGAAATATTAGAAGTGCTACACTATATCAAAGACTAAAAGATAGATTTAGAGGTTATTGGAATGCATGGAAAAAACGTATGTGGTTTGATAGCATTTATGACCATGCAATGCCTAAGTATGTTAAACGTATACACGACTTTCCGTTTTATACAAATGATATGAAAAAATAATTATAAACCTAAACTCCACATCCATATAGGTATAACTATAAAATGTAAAAGCAAACAGATACCAAGCATTAGGTAAACTGTTCGCTTTTGTGGATTCATTTCTTTACATTCAAGTTCATAGGAGCATACTGCTCGCCGTTATATTTAGAACCAGTTGCATTAGGCCCAGTTTCAACGCCATTGTTACAACCAACAACAACTATTGCACCAAATAAACCAAACGCAAGACAAGTACGTTTTGTCCATACCATAAACATTTCAAATGTACGTTCAGCTTCTTCTTGTGCGGCTTGCCTTACGTCTAACTCCCCCATCCGGCAAACTCCTCTTTGTTTTGCATTCTGACGTGACGTGTAGGCAAATAGTTTTCTGTAGGTCCTAAACATTCCCAACCTGTCTCAGCTAACCATTCTACTAACTGAGTTTTACTACCAAACTTCATTGATGAAGTTTCTCCTGTTCGTGCATTAAGTATTGTGTAGTTCATCCGTTGGCTCCAAAACAAGGTAACAATGGAGTCATGTTACAATAACGTACATAGTCTTCTGATCCTACCATTGCATATGTTGAAGCAATTGGTACTCCTACCATTACGAATAGAATTATAAGAAAGGCCCAGCCTAGTCCTCTTGTTGTACAATAGTTTTCACTCATGTGCGATTT